CCCGTCAAGCGTATGATAATAAGTTTCTTTTGCATTATAAAGGGCATCTCGTTGAGCAATAATTTTTTCATAATTAGTAATTTCTTTATAAAGGTCAAGATTCTTTACATTTAAAGCAAAACTTTCGTTACTATAATTAATGATTTTTGTTTTGCTTTTTTGATAGCGGGCTCTAGCATTATCACTGTTCTGTTTTTGTTTTAAAAGTTGGTTACGTGTTGTCATTATGAACGTCCCATCATTGAGATTTCAGTTCCTTGTTGAATATATTCTGTTACTTTACGAGCAAAACGTTCGGCTTCTTCATCAGAGGCACGTTCAATTTTAAGGGTAACGTTCACAGTATTCCCTCCATTTGTAGAAGTTCCAGTGCTACCAAAGGAAGTCCCACCAAAACCGCCGCCTTGAGGCGTCGTTAAAGCGGCTTGTCCTCTGTTGTATCTTCCAGTAACGGCTTCAACTGAAGTATCTCTTGGGCGTTCAAAGGTTTTCATAAAGGCAGAGGTAGCATCAAAGGCGCTGACATTAGGGTCGTTTAATGTTGACATTAAACTTCCGTATTGTTTTTGACGAAGTTCTTTCATAAGGAACTGGGATTGAGCGTCTAATGAAGAAGCATCTAACCCTGATTTTTGAGCAAATTTATTTAAGGCATCCCAACGTCCCGCATGCCATTGAGCAATCCCGTAAGATGTTGCAACTCCATTACTTTTATCACCAGCAGCAGTAGTACGCAGACCAGACTCAGCCAAGAGATTAGAGACCACTCCTGCTGCTCCATTTGCGCTAAGGCCTTGACTCATCAACCATTGCTGCATAGCCACAGCATCTCCATTGGGAGCGCCTGCACCTGGTGTTGCTTTTAAATATGCACCACCGCTAGAGGTGGATGTTGGAGTAGACGTTGATGAACCAGTCACGTCTCCTTGTGTTGGAAGGATGGTTGCAAAATAAGGATTAAGAACGTCAGTACTGCCACTAAGTAACGTGTCTGGATTTACTGGGTTGTTCTTGCCTTTGCGAACCTCAAAGTGCAGGTGAGCACCAGTAGAGTTACCGCTGTCTCCAGATTTACCAAGGCGCTGACCTTTAGCAACTGTTTGTCCAACTTTGGCGTCCTTCTCACTAAGGTGAGCATAAATTGTTTGGTATCCACCAGGGTGGTCGACCATAATAGCCATACCGTAATCAGGGCCTAGGTCGGTACTGGAAACAACCCCCGCCATTGCTGCGGTTACTGGTGTTCCTACTGGTACGTTGTAATCCGTTCCTGTGTGTTGGTTATTTGTCGATGCCCAAATTCCTGAAGAATCTTGAGCGCCATACGCAGCACTTACTCCAGCCTGTACTGGAGCAGAACCACCCTTTCCTCCACCACGACCAAACGAAGCACCGTAACCGTTGGAGCCTCCGCCTAAAATCATTCCTGCGCCAACGGCAGCCATAGGAATTCCAATGCCAAATTCAGAAAGAGCAACACCCCCAGCCAACAATCCCATTCCTGTTAATTTTTTGAGGATGTTTGTTCCGCTCTTTAAAGCAGGCCCTGCGTTTGTTCCCTTTACTCCTCCAACAAATCCTTGTGCTTGAGCAGCAAGTTGTGTAAGGGGACCAAGGGCTCCAGTTAATGCTCTGTTAAATGCTTCAACAGCATCTGCAGCATGTTCAAAACCTTTAGTCATACTTGTTTCAACACTGGTCATAGTTTTTGCTTGAGCAGCATTCATACGACCAGCGGCTGTTAACGCTGTGTTGTCGTTTCCTTTATTGGCTTTTGTTGAGTCAGGATTTTTACCAGATGAAATATCAATCATGGCTTGATAAAGTCTTGACTGAGTTGCTGGGTCAAACCCCATCGTTGAAAGGTTGGCACCTAATGCACCTTTTTGATATGACTGACGAACTTGTTCTGTTGTTGCACCGCCAGCACCCATGACATTCATAAGTTCTCTAGCCATTTGCCCTGTTGTTTTATCTTTTCCAGTTTTAGGATTATAAGTAGTAATTCCATATTGGAAGAGGTTGGCACCCATTGCTCCGCTATGCATGCTGGCAACGGATGCTGCTGCTGTTTGGTTATCCATACCAAGCATGTTGTAAGCGTTTCCAACTTCACCAACAGCCTGTCGATAGTTTGCATTTCCTGGAGAAAAACCTGCAGAGGCTAAAGTACTAGCGGTAATAGAGCCACCGAGTGTGCTAGAGAATCCACCATTCATTGATTTGATAGTGGAACGTTCTAAAGCCATTCGGCTAATTCCTGGAGATTTAAGAGCAGCCTGGTAGTAACCAAGTTGGTTCTGCATGGTTGTACCAAGGTCTGGAATAGAACCCAAGAAACCATTAACAGCAGAAGTAGCAATTCCAATACCAGCCTGGGCCATCAGTGTGCCAGTAGATAAGTAGGAGAATCCGCCCATGCTTCCACCCAAGATGTTTCCACCAGCAGCAACTTGTGCTGCCATAGGGAAACGAGCATTATCTGAACCAAGAGGTACCTTGGTGCCTTGAGTTAAGTTAAGAGAACCGCCAGTTGTATTAACAGCCTGATTAGCACTGTGAATACTTTTTCCAGCAACTTCATTAATCTTAATTAACTTAAGAAGAAGCGCATCAGCACTCTTTGTAAGTTTGTCGACACCACCAGTCAAGGACTGAATCTTGCCTACCATGCTCATATGCTCAGTCCTTTCTGCTAATAAACTTGGCTACTTCTAGCCAGTTCTTTCTTTCTCTTGGTGACAACTCTTTTATTTCTGTTAACGTCCATCCCCTAAAGGAAGTTGTTAACGATGACCACTCCGCAATTAAATGCGTGTATGGCGTTGATTTAGATTCGAAATAAGGTTCCAAAATTAATTGGTACCCTTACCTCACTTTCGCAGTCTGGGCAGGTAATAGAAATCTCATCAAACTGCGGTCCTGAGACTCTTGCATTGATTTCATCAATAATTTTTCGACGGTCTGTTAGACCGAGGTTTTGTACTTGCAACTTGCTAAGTACTGGTGAACCATCAATTTGAAGAACAGTGTGTTCTAACATGATGGTGTTTAATTCGGCCGAACTTTTATCTGAGTTATTAATCATGTCTTTTTGTGCAAGACCAGTAGGCAGTTGAACTGTATAGACCTTGTTCTTTCCTTCTACGGTAAAGACTCGGTCGTTAACTGGGTCCAACAAGACCTTAGTCTTAATGTCTGTATTAAGGTCAAGACCAATGGTTTTGATTTCTTCACAACCACCACAAAAAGCAGGTACCTCGGTTTCTTTACCAAAAGTCGCTTTGAAGATACCGAGAATAAGAGCATCACGGTCTCCTGAAAGCATTTGGTCAAGAACTTTGTCATCTGCTTTTTGGTCTCCAACTCTGACTGTTCCTCGGCTAAGGATAGTCAAAATTGCTTTGCCAATATTTGAAGCACGAGCAATTGCTTCCTCGTCTGCTCCAGTTAATTCTCTTACTTCTGCTTCCGTAATGACCTCCCCAGCGGCTGTAATAAAGCCGCCAGGAAGTGTCACTACGTTATTTAAAGGAGGAGTAATTTTTACTTCTGTTGGCGCTGCCTTTTCAGTCATCGCCTCATTAATGAGATTGTTTGCCAATGCGGGATTAGCCGCTGCACTAATTGTATTCGTCATGTTAGTCCCTTGTTAGAATGTTGGTGCTTGGGTTGTTAGGTTTGGTGCCCAGTTAACATCAAAGCCTTCGTGGACAAGTGTCATTTGCTCTACGAACAAAGCATTGTCACCAGCGTTGAGGTCAGAGTATGCAACTGATGTTGGCCAGCAGTTGTATACGTGGAAACGCATGGCTGTGTGGTCAGAGGCTGCTGCTGTTGCATCTTCTGTTCCAGCCTTTGGAATTGGATGTGAAAGAACTTGGATTTCCAAATCGCAACGGAAGTTTTGGTTTACGGAACGTGTTGTACCGTTTGCAGAAACTGTTGCAAATAGATTACGCATCCATTCATAGTTTTGGTTAGTGCCAAGGATTACACCACGTTGCAGTGTAATTGGCGTGAATGAAGTTTGACCAGGAATCTGGTGAACTGTTGTGTTGTATCCACCTTCACGGTAAGGGATAGAGTCAGTTGTGACCGCCATACCCGATACAGAAGTAAACCCAAACGTCGCTGTCTTAAGAGCAGTCAGTGTTGTGTTTGTGGTGTCTTGTGGAATAAATGTAACCAAGAAACGGAAGTTTCT